TATCTTTCTGTTACTAATAGTGATGGATAGACTGGATATGGGTATAGTCCCACACTATTAACTGCACCAGCTACAGCCACTCTAGCACTAGAAATAAGACCACCTATACTATTTGGTGTTGCGTTTCTATTAGCTATCATCAAATCCTTTGCATATGTACTTTGTGTAGTTAATCTTATAATATTAGTACCATATAAAAATGGAGAAGATAATAATCGTAATGGTCTTAAACCTGTTAGAGTTTCTTCAATAAAAGTTTCTGAATTTGTTTCAGAATTTCTTAATCTAAATTTATTAAAAGTAGAAATTACATTATTATTTATTAAAACACTATTTGTTCTAATTGGCCTTTCTTTACTATTCGTAGGTGCATATGTAACTTCAGCGGTTTGTCCGCTTGATATAGTTTTTGTTTTAAATAAATCTTTTAAAGATGCCATTTATATTATATTTTTATAATCCTAATGTATTTCTTGTATTTTTAGATTGAACTGACATTAAACCTGAATTTAATTTCTTACCGTCTATACTTGCGTACGCTTGGATACCTCCTGTTTTCAAATCGTTTCTCATTGCTCGTATTTCATTAATAAGAGCAAAGTTTGTTTGTTGTGATGTTTTTTGGTTTGATAAAGAACTTGCATTTTCAGAACCACCTCCGAATAAATTTGTTCCAGCTATAACTCCATTTTTATTTCCAACAAATGTATCTTCAGAATTTAATCTTACAGTTCCTTTTGGAGTACTTACAACATTTCCTTCTTTATCAATTTCACCATCATCTATACTAACACTATTTAAAAAAGAACTACCAGCAATAACCAAAGCAGCTCCACCAAATACATTACCACTTAATGCCATCATAGCTCCACCTGCTATTAACGCAACCGTAGCTATTCCTTTTAATACTTTGAAAAAACCTCTACCAAATTCAGTTGCTCCAAATAAAGATTTAGATACTCCACTTAACACATTTCCTATTTTTCCAAATGTAGTTGCAATTCCATTAATAAGCATCGCAAATGGTTCTAAAGCCATTACCATAGCTTGTATAAGTGGAAGTACTGCAGTTCCGATTACCATACCAATTCCTTTGAATGAATTTATAATTTTGGTTAATTGTCCTTGCATTTCTTGCTCTGTCTTTAATTTACTTATTGCTAATTGTAAATCTTCTTTACTTGCATTAGTAATATCTAATCCATTTTCTATTGCTTGAAGTGCTAATGCCTTTTCATCATCACCCAAATGCGCTAATTTTTCTCGTTGGTGAATTAATTTTTGGATAACCGCAGGTGTACTACCCACTGTCTTTGCTAATTCTTTTTGTGTCCAAAGGTCTTTATCGGCAAATCTACGACCTCTTTCCATTTGGTCTAACACCTCATCCAATGCACCTGAATAATCCTTTGTTGCTGCTAATGCTCTTGCTTGAGTTAAATTAAATTGCCCTTGTGCAAATGCATTAGCTTTTAACTCCTGTTCTATACTACCTTCAAAATCTAAAAGCTGTTCACTAACTCCCATTACTTCTTTTAAAGTAGTACCAAGTCTTCTAGCTTCAATTGCAGTTTTGGCCATATTATCAAATCCAGTTCCAAAATATTCTGCACTATCTTTGGCTGCCTCTGCTATATCTTTAAATACTTTAGATGGTGCTACTTTTGCTAATTTTGCAACGTTTGTTACCTGTATTGCATAATTGGTTGCAGTTTGTTCACTAAATCCAGTCATTGCTTCCAATTGAGAAACAAATTCCGTTGCATCTTCGTTAGCTATTCCAAAATTAGAATTTAATACCGTCAATGCTTTTACTGTATCTTTTGATATATTAGCTATATCACCAAATTCGTTTTTAAGTTCAGTAATTACATTATATACATCTTCAGCTTCTACTCCCAAATGAGCCATTTCTTGAGTAACTTCAGCAGCTTTATCTTTAATATCACCCATTTGAGAATTTAAAATTCCCGTTTCTTGTCTGAATTTCTTCGCTGCTGCAGATAATTCCATCATTGCCTTTACACCCAATGTAAATATAATAAGTAATCCACCTAATGTCATCGCAAGTAAAGAAGCAAGTGATAAAAATTCAGTCATTCCTGTTATAATTGATTTTAGGCCTTCAGGCATTGCATTTAGAAATCCTGTTTGTGCGTTTTGTATTTCTTTAATTCTTTGCTCTTGAGCTAAAAATGCTTTTCTTTGCTCAAACATATTCTCAAGAACTTTTTGAGTTCTTTCATCAAAACCTTGTATAGATTCTCTAAATTCTAATTCTTCTTTTGCAGATTCACTAATTCCTTTGGCATTATCTCCAACATCAAGAGTAGATTTTACTTGTTTTAAAAGTGTTTCTCTATTTTCATTTAAAAGTATCTTCTCATTATCTAATCTTTCTTTTTTGTCAAGTGCCGCTTTTCTATCTTCATTTGTAAAGTTCCTACCATTATATTTAATAAGTAATATTTCGGTATTAATTTCTCTTATTCTTGAAGATACACTAGCTAATGCATTATAACCAGTTTTTTCATCTTTTAAAGCCGTTTGAACCCTTGTTGATAATTTTGAAAAAGATTTTAATTCGTTTTCACTCTCTTGTAATATTTCTTTTTTATATTCGGCCTGCTTTTTTAAGTTATCTGACCTCTTTTTGTTTGTAGCTAAAAGTTTTTCAGTTACTTTGAGTTCGTCTTTTAATGTACCTAAATTCTTTTTTTCAGCAGCCATTGCTTTTTCAAGACGCTTAGCTTCTTTAGATTTAGATACAGCCATCTTTTCATTTTGCGCACTAATTCTTTTTTCAGCTGCTTCAATCTGCTCTAATAGTTTTAATCTTTGCTCTTCCTGCTGTACTATGGTTGCCATTACTTAATTGAATTATTATGGTACTAATCCTACACTTTTAAGTGCTTCGTATTCTTTAGGATTTTCCTTTTTCATTTTTTCAAATTTGGGAATGGACTGTCTTGTTATTGAATCAATCTTATCTCTTAATTTTTGTAGCTCAGGATCATCATCAATCAATTGTTGAATTTGCTTAGGCGGGTCTTTTTTTGAAAACCAACCAAAAAACTCCGTTAAATTTGATTTTTTTATTTTATATTTCTTTGCCATATGCGGTTATTTATAATAATACAACTATAAATATGATATAAACAAAAAAGTTAGGACTATCTATTAATCCTAACTTTTGATTGCTTATTTTGTTGTTCTACAGCTTCGTTTTCCTTTTTCTTAGCATTTACTAATTGTTGGTAGTAAAACATTCTAAGATAGGTTGGCATTCTATATAAATCCATTATAGTGAACCCATTACCATAGTTTACCATCTCAAAAATTTGAGTATGGAGTTGAATACTATGATTCGGAGGTAGGCCAAAAAAACCCTACGCCCATTACTATGGGCAGTACCTCCTCTTGTCCGTCTTCATGTGTATATGTGATTCTCATATCCATGTCCGGCTGAATTGTTTTAATGTAATCTCTAAATGCTCTACTATCTCTTGCTAAAAACCCATTTATGAATTTATTAATAGCTGCTACACTATTATCACCATCTACGGCTTTAATCATATGTCTAAATCTAGTAGTAATATCATGTGAAGTATCTTTATTAACCTTTTCTAATGCGGTAATATCTTTATCAATAGCCTTTTCATCACCATGAGTTAGTAATTTAAATGTTAATTTATTTTTACTACTTGGAGTAATAAATTCAAATTCATTTTTATTTTCAAATTTGGATATATCTACTTTTTTTGTTTCAATTTTTGATAAATCCACATCAATATTTATAACATCTCCTTTTGTAGAAGAATATGCAGATGCTTGATAAGTAGGTCCATATCCTAATAATCTTGTTGCTAATATAATAGCGTTTTTATCTCCAATAAGAATATCATCTATATTAACATTATCAACAATAACCGATTCAAATAACTTATCTAATACAATACCTTTTTTGATAAGGTTTTGTGAAGAAAGAATATCTTCCTCTTTTGCAGTCATGTGCTTAATTGTTATTTGACCAGATGATAATGGATGGTCTTTTGGATATAATTTACCTTCCGATGGTAAACTGATAACTTCCGTTGGAAAATCATATTGTTTTTCGTTCATAACTTTACTTGTTTTAAGTTTGTATATATAAATACATCTTTTTAAAAAAATTAGAAAGCATAAAAAAGGGGATATTGTAGTATCCCCTTTAATTTTATATGTTTTTGATTAGAATTCTAATACAGCGTAATCATATGCTATTTGCAATTCGATTTGTGCTGGGTCATTAGATGTCATATCTAATTCACCAAAGTTTACTTGCAATGGAAATGCTCCATATAAAGTCCAAGTTTCAACTACATCACCAACAGGTCCTAACATTTCAATTTTGATAGTCTTTTTATAGAATTCAGAATATCCTTTTCTACCAGTAATTGATTCATGTCCTAAACGAACCCACTCCATAACTTGCTGTGCACCTGATGGTACAATTGGGTCATAAAGTGTAAGTGTGATATCTTGCCACTCACCTTTACCTTGTAACTTTCTTTTCACGTTAATGTGGTCTAAAGTTACAACTTCAAAGTTGATTTGAGGTCTATTACCTGCCTTTACCAAATATGCATCAATCCCATCTATACTCATTTTAAAACGAGCTTTGGTTTTCGGTTCCCAGGTTTTGTAGAACATATCGTTGTATTCTAATACTGTTGCCATTTTCTTTTCCTTTTATTTGTATTAATAAATATTAATTTTGTTTATTTTCATATTATGCTGAGAAAGATGCTCCTGTTGGTAAGATGTTGAAATCAATTACTATGAATTCAGCTGTCTTAGCCGGTTGTAAGAACACTTGTCCTGCTAATATGTTTCTATCGATTACATCAGGTGTATTGTTTGTTTCATCCATTACTACTTTGAATGCGTACAAACCTTGTCTTTGTTGTATGCTCTCTAAGTAAGGATTAACAGTGTTCAAGAATCTTTGTCTTGTCTCAGTAGTATTTTGTTCAAATACTAAGAAACGAGATGTAGATGCTATGAACTTCTTCATTGTGATAAGTAATCTTCTTACGTTGATTCTATCTAATGCTGATGCTCTATCTTGCAATGTCTTTTGTCCAAATGCTACAATACCTTGTCCAGGGAATGCTGCGATTGGATTTACTTTGTTCTCATATAGAGTATCTCTTTCAGCATGTGTTAATCTATCTAATACTGAAACTGCTCCAGTAATACCACCTCTATTCAAACCAGCAGGTGCGAACCATTCAGCTGCTAATCTATCGTTTGCAGCGAATACAGCCGGCATCAATACTGATGGTGGTACAGTTATTAATTTATTTGTGTTAGTATCAATTGTTTTAACCCAAGGATAGTAAGTTGCTGCGTAGTTTGTATCAACTGCGTTAGCTGCTTCAGTTACACCTGTTATAGTTGCGTTATAATCAACAAAATCAGCTATATAAAAACAATCTTGTCTATCTTCACAAATATCAATACCTTTAGTAACAATAGATGGATGTAAACTT